TGATTGAGTTCTGGACAGTAAACGATCTTGCGTAGGTATCCGCCCATTAGAACTTCGTTCGAATTGTTAAACACGGGCGCAACCGTATTGATGATCTGAGTCGTCGGTGACTTCTTCAAAATCATAACGCCCAGAACCACAATAACGCCACCGCAGGCTGCGTACGCATAGACGTGCTTGTACTTATGGAAGTGATCCTTTAAACGTTCACTTTGTGTTGGTTCAATTTCTTCGTCCATCATGATCTCCTTAGTTTGAAAAATAAGAGAGGCGTTGTTCTCAGTGTCGTACAGTTACGTCTCCAAGAACCGGTATCGTACAGTTACGTCTCCTTAACACCCCTCTCATTATAGGTCATGTATTTCTTGACAAAAAAATAAGAAGAGTGAGCCATATGATTCATTCTTGCTCCCGTGGCTTTGAATGCTCCCCGTTAATGGGGGGTTGGGAGTTTTCCTCTTCTTACTATACTAGATGTATTCCTTAGATTAGGACAAAAAGTGAAGAGGTGGATCGTGGACCTTGTCTACGTTCGTCTTTGCAGACTACTTGCGTATCATCCATTATCTGCCAGCCAGGCAGAACCTCTTCATCTTAGGACGTGTATTTTTTGTGCGGGGCAAAAATGAATAGAGATGCTTCGATTCACTTCGGCGCTTTTAGCCTTCATCCACTTTGGCCTTTTATTTGTGGTTTCACCGGGTTATGCCCGGGACGGTACTTAGCGGAATGCCTAAGCATCTCTACTATAGTGCGTGTATTTCTTGCGCGGGCAAAAAGGAGAGCCCATGTAGGACCCCCCTTAATGTCAGTCGGGCATCGCTGTGATTTCGATTTCGTCGAATGCCTTCTTGAACATGTAGAAGCCCGTGAAATATGTCCCTGCCGCCGAAATGATTCCGACGATGATGGACGCTCCCATGAGCTTTGGCCATGTCTTCTTGATGGCAATGCTTGTCATCACTTCCACAACGCACCTCCTTTCACCATAGACCATGTTTTTTTTTTTTTTGCAAAAAGGAGAGCCCCAGTATTTCTACCAGAGCTCTCGCTTCTTCAGGATTCCGACTCCACGGAGAAGTCTCCGTAGAACTCGACCGGGTCGATGCCCTTCTCTTCCAAGAACTTGTAGAACTCCTTGATGTTGCGCTGCTGGAGCACGATCGCCGCGATGGCGAGCGAACCCCAGGCATACGCCCACTTCTGGCGCTTCACGTGGTTCTTGACCTTGAGGGCTGTGACCTTGATCTTCTCATTCATGGTACTGCCTTTCGTTAAGCCATTAATCCTACTATAGTAGATGTTTTTCTTGCAGCACAGACAGGACAAAAGGTACAGATTACTTTTTCCGGTACTTCCCCCGGGAAATTTTGGCCGTTCTGACCCTGCTAAAACCCCGAATTCGCCTGAGAGGCCTCTAGATTGCGTTCTAAGACGTTCGACTTCCATTTTGACACTCCCATACCAAACTTGTTCTAGATTTGCGTTAGGAGGGCACACAGCCCCATGTTTTTTTCAAAACATGCAAAAAGAGAACCCTAGTATTACTACTAAGGCCCTCCTTTGGTTACAGATCCAGATTCTTAACGATCTGGCTGAAGATGATGTTGTGCGCGACCTGCACCAACCCCTGCTCTTCCTTGATCTGCCCGACGAGCGCGTTGTTGACCTTCGCCAACTTCACGATCTTTCGGGTGACCAGGACTGAGTAGGCGATCGATGCGCCGAGCGCAAGTGCCAGCTTCTGCTTCGTGTCCATTATTCCTCCTAAGTCTGCTTCCTATTAAAGCAGATGTATTTCTTGAGCAAAAAAGAGAGCCCCAGTATTTTCTACCAGGGCCCTCCCTTTTCGCTACGGCTAGATCGCTCTAGCTGGAACTCCTTCGGTTAAAGAGCATCCCGAAAGCCTTCGACGTCACGACGTGCGTCTGTTCGTAGCTCACGATGATCAGGATCCCCACGATGTTCCCCACCACGATTACCACCGTGTCCAGGCTGATACGGTTGGTGCGCTCCTCTGCGTTGCGCAAACCATTCAACCTTTCCAGGTGCTTCATTCGTGTGGCGTACTCGTCCGAATCCATGTCACACGTGGCCATGTCACTAACGACACGTTTGATTTCGTCGTCGACCTCCGAGAGCTTCTTCTTCTTGAACCATTCCAACATGATTTTCTCCTCCTGTAGCTCTATTATAGGAGATGTTTATTCTGTCGGGGCCTCAAGAAGCTCAAAGACGACTACGGACGGAATTTCAATATCCGCGAAGTCGCCATCAGAGATCTCCAACTGAAATATACGCTTTCCTTCTTCGTTCGTACTCACGTAGATTTTGCCCGCGTACTCTTTACGCCCTAGCGGGTGAAATGCGAAAAACAACGCTAGTGCTACAAATATCGAAAAAACTAATGCGGCAGCAATGACAATCATTTAAACTCCAGGAAGTGAAAGTGTAGGGTGAGACGAATATCCAAACGCGTCCTGAATCTCTGCGAATTCTGTAACACGCATGGAAACTTTTTGACCGTAGTTACCATCCAACATCACCAAATCACCGAGGTTGTAGTCTCGACGAAAATGGTAATCGCCTGTATTTGACAAATCAACCTGAGTAATAGCGATAGATTTTTGAGATGTCAACGCTTGTTGACCTCTTACGACCATCGCAATCGTTGCCCAGGTAAGATCGTCTCCCACAGGTGGATCTGTAAAATGCTGATCGATGTCTGTACAATCGACATACATGATACGTCTGGTGTATCCAGAATATCCAGGAAGGTCGTATACGGCTTGGGTCCAACGTCCTCGCATGATTGCAGACGTTTTGTAGTTCTTATCGGTAAAAAGGTATTTGGCAGAGTCGATGTCCCCAGCTACCCAAGAAAACATGACTTTAGAAGTCTTGTCTGCCCCTCGATAAATATCAAAGGTGGTGTGGGCTGAACTTCCGCCAAAGCTTCCGAACGTGTTGCGACGAATAGTACGGATGCCACAGTTATCGATCGCCAAGATTTTGGCGAGCTCAGAAAGAACTGTATTGTAATCCATGATTCGTGTTACAACAGCAGCTTCTCCAGATACAGAAGTAGCTGCCGTGAAGTTAGGAAGCACGTCGTTTGCAGTACAAGGAGGACTATTGATGTGATCATTAATCAACTGTACCGCTTGGTTCCACGAAACATCACCGGTCAAAATATAGGGCCAAAGAGTACTTCCAGCACGAACGATGTTTGTTCCGACAATTCTATTCTCAAGAAAACTCGTCGCGTCGCGTCCAGTAATCTTGATAGTAGAATCTTCATCCTTCTTGTCGTCGATTTCATGATTTTCGACAATCATGACTTCCATCGTGTCGTTATGAGACACAAAGGTTCCAACAGGAAGAAACTCTTTTAGCCCTGAATTCAGAGAAGCTTCAATGGAAAATTCCCCGGGGGTAAAATATCGTTCAACCCACGAGACCTTATCGTAACCGTTGATGTATTCTGCTTGTTCCAAATATGTTGGCCCGGTAACCGGGGTGTATTTAAAGAGATCCACAATTACACCCCCCAGTAACTCGGGTAAAAACTAATCTCGCCGAAATCAACCGCGCTTGGCGCGTCGAAGCAAATATAGTTTGCTCCAGGGAAGACAATCGGCCAGATTGAATTCGGGAAAATCTTGTCGACGACATCAATCTTAGTGGCGCCACGCATGATGTACAAGTATTTGTTCGTGAACTCGCTTGAGAAATATAGCTTGTCCCCCACATGAAAACCACCGCTTGGGGTAATCTTGAAGTCCCAAGTCGGATTTTCGGGGTCGTCATACATCTCAAGCGAGGCTACGGCGCTAAGAAGATTAAACCACATGGAGAACCCATGTGGCGCAGTCGAAAGACTATCCGGAATGAGGATCGGATTGCTCGAGACGATTGAGTCAAATATAACTGGCATGACGCCTCGAAGCATCGGATCCATACAACTAACTGTGATCTTTACGTTTGGCGCAGGCGTGAAGTGATCGACTTCAAGTTTCGAGATCCATCCGGAAATATGAGCAACCGCCGATGATCCTGACTTGAATTGCAGATCGACCATTCCAGTTCTAGTGGCAGAGATGGCGCGATAGAGTTCGTCACGAATATCAGAGTAACCCTCGCCGATAACGAACTGAGGATTCAAAGACACTTTCATGACGATGTTTCGACCACCAAGAGACATGTTGTAGAAACTGGAATCCTTAGCGGGTCCAGTACTCGTCCCTTTACCATAGAACTTTGGAATGATCTGCTCTGCGTCAAGACCGGCAATATCCTGAACGAGATAACGAGATTGTGGAGAAGCATCTTGCAGACTGAAGTCGATCGGCTCCTCAAGAGTAGGAGAATGCATCTCAATTTTTGTGATTCTCATGGGATGCTCAACTCCTCTTTGGCCATCTGAATCTGAGTACGAGTATTCGTGTAAATATCAGCAGTAGAAAGCTCTTTTGGAGCATTGATCGTCTGGTGGAATTCCACAGACTTAGTCGCCTGCACGTCCAAAGAAGTATCAGTACGTCGATTTGCATGATCGGCAGAAATGATTCGCGCGTTCTTAAACGACGCGTTGGGCGTTAAAGTTCCAACGCCCATCATTCCGTTGATCTTTGATGCTTCGGCGGCAACCTTTGTGAGGTCAAGGACGGGAGTAATAGTCGGCTGGTATTCAGGGAGGTCACTGAGTTTAAGAGCTGCGGTAGAAATGGCCTTAGACATTGCGGCACCGACATTATTGTCTATGTGTTCAGACGGGTTAAGAGTTTGCAACCATTGTGTAACCTCAGCCCATCCTTCTATCATGCCAGTGTGCAAGCCTTGCATGACCATATAACCCATGGGGAGCAGGTTGACCTCAGCGTGGCCCTTTTCAACATTAATGTCGTTGAACCAGTTACGTGGGTCAAGATTACTCAACCAACCAGTTACGTGGTTCCACATACTCTTCATGCCTTCCCAAAGGCCCTTCATGATGTTCTCGCCCATCTGGACAAGCCAATCAATCGCTTTTCCACCCTTGGAAATAATTGAGTCAATGACTTTCCTGGGGAACGCAGCAAGCCAATTAACAACGTCCGTAACCTTTTCGGTAATACCATTGTACAGACCAGTAAGAAGGTTAATACCCATCTGCTTAAGCGTACCCAATGTGTCGCCGATCCAAGTTAGAATATTTCCAGGCAAGTTGACAAACCAGTTGAAGACAGTAGTCACTCCTGCAACCAGACCATTCCAAAGACCAGTCAGAATATCAATGCCCTTTTGGAGCAACCAAGTACCCGCCGTAGCAAGCCACCCAAGAATCTTCCCTGGCAACTCCAAGAACCAATTGAAAACCGGACCATCAAGTTGTTGGCCAATTCCGGTAAGAAGTCCGTTAACAAACGCAATCCCAATGCCAACCAAAAGAGTACCGGCAATTTCGCCCATGCCCTCGGCAGTTTGCAAGAACCACGTCGTGATCGTGTTTACAAGAGAATCGACAACTCTGGGAGTTTCCTCCGCAAAAGCATCAAGGAATTTAGTAATGATGTCGGCGACCAACTTGACAATCTTTTTGATGTTGTTGGAGATCCCCTTAAGAAAACTAGTAATAATATGAATCCCGGCTGCAATCAAAGGTTCAGTGTATTGGTAAACGAGTTTGATCATACCGTCGAGCAATTTACTGAGAAATTCAAAGATCTTCGGGGTCAATTTGATCAAGGTGTCAATCAAATATACAAGGAAGATCCCAAGCGCCTTCATGATCGCGGGAGCGGCTTTGGTGAAGACTGAAATCATGTCAACAATGCCCTGGGCAATGCCCTTAAGGAACATTGGGATTGACATCGCAATCGCCTCAAGGACCTTCGGGAGATTCGTAATGAGTTTTTCCGAACCAAGAAGGATAACCCCAATAGCTTTGGCAAACAGAAACGCCCCAAGACCCATAAGAGCAATACCGGCGCCAAGCAAAATCAATGCCGCGCCGAGAGCTGCAATGACAGGAATAGCTTCGACCGCGGCCAAAGACGCTAGAGCCACCATGGCAATAGCCGCCGCAATTCCAATCAAACCAGTAACAAGTTGAGCAACGCTCAATTTACCAACGATCTTAATCGCTTTTGCCATGATGAGCAAAGCACCTGCAACGATGATCATTGCTCCGGCCCCCGGAATGGCTCCCTCCATAAGAAGAGAAGCACCCACCATCAGACCCATTGCAACGCCAATGCCAACTAGACCCTTAGCGATCTGTTCCCAGCTAAGATTTGCAATGGCTTTCATAGACCCAGCAATAATCGCAATAGCAACCCCAACCGCAAGAATCGCACCTGCAGAAGTCCCCATATCTTTAGGCATGAGGTTCAGCGCTACTACAACGCCCCCCAAAGCCAAAGCAAGACCAAGAAGGCCTTTACCCATCGATTCCCAATTCATGCTTGCAAAAATGGCAACCGCACCGCCCAAGATGGCGATGGCAGTGGCCACAATGAGAATTGAGAAACCAGCTTTTACAAGAGCGGCGTCTTTAGGCATGAAACGCATTGCGATGACGATTCCGGCAAGACTGGTCATAACGCCAGTAAGTCCTCGGATCATGTCTTCCCACGACATCGTCCCAAGAATTCGAACCGCGGCCGCCATGATAAAGAGACCGACAGACATGGCTTGAATGCCGACGCCAGCCGTCACCATCCCTTTAGAATTAGCAGAAAGCGGTTTTGACGCAATGACCAAAGCTCCGAGGAGAACAACGACTCCACCAAGACCCTTGACGAGGTCGTTCCAAGACAACTTAGACAACTTCTTGACCGCGCTAGACAGAAAAAGAAGCGCTACGCCCAAGGCAATCATGCCTCCGGCAATCATCTGGAAGTCAACGCCACCCTTGCCTTTGATGGTGCCCATCTTCTGAATGGCGGCAAACGTACCAAGAAGTTCGCCAAAACCAATTGACATCGCCGCAAGTGCCTTGGTCAATGATGCGGAATCGATCATCGACAAGACTACGACAGATGCGGTCAACACAGCGATTGCTTCAGCAAGCTTCATGAGAGCTTCGGCCTTGAGCTTACCTTGAAGAGTGGCCAAGGAAACTCGAAGATCAGTAAGTGTACCACCAAGGTTGGCGATACCAGGAATGAAGTTGAAGTTGAAGCCGCCCTTAAGGAAATGACTAAGCATCACTGCAACGCCGCCAATAAGGCTTGTGTTGATCACGTCCAGAATCGCTTGGAAGTCTTGCGAGCTGATACCAGCGGCAAGTTTGTCCCAAAGTCCCTTAAGCCAATCGCCAACGACATTACCGACTCGTTCGAGAACGCTCCAGATCTTTTCGGCTGCCGTGATGAAAGGATCCCAAATATTACCGAGACGATCCCTCAAAGCTTGAAATCGTTTTCCAACGGCGTCGGCGGTTGAGGTGACCCCATCTGCAGCGCTCTTACGAAAACCGTCAAACAATGAAGCGACGGCGTCGTGAAACTTCTTCAACCACTGCAAAGGCTTTTGGAGAGAAACGGTCAGTTCATCAAACCACTTCTTGATGCCACCGTCCCAAACCAGAGCGTCCTGAAGATTCGCCAACTTGTTGCCAAAGTTCTCAATGAACCCTGTGACCCCAGGACTAAATATAGCAGCAACGCTCTTGCCGAGATTCCAAAGGAATTTGGCGCCCTCTTTGATGATTGTCCAACCGATACTCAGAGTTGAGAATACGATTTGGAAAATACCACGAAGAGTCGAGGTGTTTTCGGAAAGGTCCTTCCCCCAGAAAGAGAAATATACAAAAGCATCTACAATTCTTTGGACGGTTGAAATCGCCGTCGCAGGAAACATCTCGGTGAAGAGATTCTTTGCGACAGTCCAAACGTTCTTGACCGCCGTGTAAATGTTAACCATTCCGCCTGTGAGAATGGGCATGGTGTCTTTAAGGTGATCGAAACCGATCCCATTGATAGCTTTAATGAGACCACTAACGGCCCAGCCGCTAATGATGGTGAAAGCGTCAATGGCAGGTTTAATGGCCTTTGTAAACTCGTCAATCTTAGGCGTAATAGCATTGAACAAATCACGCATGTGCTCAAGCTGAGGGGTAATGAAAGCAGCGCCAAGACGACTCAGGGCCGCCTTCATGTTGGCAAGAGAACCAGTATAAGTCTCATTTGCAGCTTTAGCATGGGCGCCAAAAGCATCGTCCATTGCCTTAGCAAACGTGGCAAAATCGATCGAACCGTTAGAGACCATGTCACGGATCTCTTGTTCGGTCTTGCCCATCACCTTTGCCATCGAGGCGGCAACGTTCAGTCCTCGAGTAGAGAACTGCATGAGATCCATTGTCGTGACGCGGTTGGCGCCAGCGATACCCTGATAAATATACGCGATCTCGCTGAACGAAGTGCCAGTCATAGCTGCTGCGCCAGCAACACCACGCAGCGAACTTTTCATCTGATCGCCAAGAGCAATACCAGACGCAGCAAACTGAGCTGCGGCATTTGCGGCTTCGCCTAGACCGTAGGCCGTACCAAGCACTGACTGCTTAGCATCGTCCATGGCCTGAGTGACGTCGATACCAAGACCACGGAACATGAATTGAGCATGCTCGATGGCTTTAGCTCTGCTTGTGCCGCCTTCGATGATGGGGGCAAGAATATCCCCACCGACTTGCTTAAGAAAGCCCATGGCGCTCTGTGTGAGCGTCTGGATGACAGTAAACCCAATGGCACCAAGAGCGTTAAACTTACTACTGATCGAATCAACCCCACGGGAAATACCCGAAAGATCGACTTGTTTGGCAGCAGCGTTTACGTTTTCAAAACCCTTTTGGCCGTTTGTCAGCATAAGAGCTTTGTCGAGCTGACCAAGACTGGCGAGCGTGCTTTGAATGTTGCGTTGGAACGCGGAGTTGTCGAACTGAATACTAACAATCCGGTCATCAATGGACGGCATATCTCACCTGCCTCATGACTTCGTCGACAATTTTGTCGAAAAACGGGACTAGGGTTGGGTTGATGTAGTCATAACCTTCAACGTATCCTCCTCCACCGGTACCATGACCGTACTGGAGAATGACAGCAATGTGTAGGCCGTTTTCAATGTATTCGTTATTAAAACTGAGAATATGACGATCAGAACTATGTTCTACGCTGTAAGTCCATCCTTTGGACGTTGCCCCAGTGTCAATCGGAGTAGCTTCTTCAAGAAGCCGAACTCCTTCTCGCCCATAATCATGAAGGCAATCAAAAATAGAATTATCCGAAATGGCCTTCAAGTATTTGCGAGTCTTTTCTAGAGATCCACTGGATTTTAGCGAAAACACAGCCCCTACTGAACTTTGAGAATGACGTACTTAGCCCCAAAGGCCTGCATGTTGTTGTGAGGAAGGCCTCCGCCTTTGTTGTTGACACTCATTCCGGTGTATTGGCGAACTGCTCCGCCTGCAAAACTGCTACTTCCACCCAACACATAAATCGGGTAGATTCCAGCGGCAACATTGACTAAGGTGTCGGGAATATCGTGAAGGTGACCGGGGTCCGTAAGTGTGTGATTATGTTGAGGCATTTCATTAACGCTCAACGTATGAGTATTAGACCCGCCATAAGTACCCAGTGCGTAGTCCCCGCCAGCACCGACAAACACCTTGTTTCGGGAATCAGGAATCCGGAAATGGGTTGACGGTTCTCCGCCAATATTCCAAGAATCTCCCATGATATCATAGAGAACTGGGTAGCCAGATTTAAGAAGTTGTCGGCCGTCTTCATGAACAAAGTCTGTAGGAATCCTTGCCAGAAGACCCGGCCAGGTCATTTCGTGCCCGACTTCGTATACGGCTCCGCCAGTAGGACCTGCGGGCCCAGTGGGCCCTACAACTTCTCCGGCGTCAATTTCATCACCGGCTCGAGTAACGAGGATAAGACCGGTTCCCGAAATGTGGCCAGAAATAATGGCAGACTGCTCAATTTCCAGCATCCGTGCTGCGGTAAATCCAGTTACGGTAACCATACGTCCTCCTCGTTCTTGTCGCTGCTAGTAATTTCGTAAGTGTCAGCATCCAAATATACCGCACTGTCGGTAACGATTTGGAAACTAGTAGCATCTAGCATGGTAATAACATCTGGAACGATAGAACTAGCGGTCCAGGTGCCATCTTCATTGTCAGTGATAACAAGTCGGTTCCACTTACGAATGAAGGCCGAAAGACCTTTAAGGGACGGAAGATAAGGATCCGTAGTATCTGTCCCATAAAGAATATCTTCAACGTCAAGTAGAAGATAAGGATCAGTTTTTCGACTGTCCAAAATCACGTGAGCTGTTGGGCGAAAATTTTCAATGTCCTCTGGAATGGAAGAAATATCCCAATCAAATTCCATCGGATCGAGATTGTCATCGATCGAATTTCGTTTAATAGCATTTGGGGTGGCAAGAAGATTGTACAAAATATGAATTTTGTACCCAGCGCTTAATCCGTCAACATCACTGCCAATTTTTGTCTGATAAGACAACCCAAAACGCTTGGGGGGCTGGCCAGTGATGAAGAATCCTTCTTGGTCCTGAAGGGTCCCTTGGTATTCCAGAAATTCATCTGGAAAAGTGTAAGCGCTTAGGGATGCCTGAAAGTCGCCAACAGTAACAATTTCATTGATCTTATGACCATCGAAATATACTGGGCTCGCGTCGATTGGAAGCTTTTCGTCGACAGAGGTTAGACCGTTCCACGGAACTCCAACTCTATCGTCCTTGTAGAGAACTCCGTTAGAAACGCCAGCTTCGTAAAAGCGTTCCCCAACTTGATCCCATGCAAGTCTGGTCATCTAACCTCCCATCATCCACTTGTGCCCAACTGTGCTTTCCTTTGGGCGTTGATTTCTTGGTAGGTCTTTGCCACTTCAGATCTACCCATCTTTTTTGGCGGTGCGTTTTTAATGTTGCAAATTCTGATCAAAGAAAAGAGTCTGTTCAAATGCCAAAACTCACATTCGAAAGGAATTTGAAACGCCACCATCCAGTAGTAGATAAGCTCGGACGTGATGACTTCTCCACGCCCTCTGCGTTCTGGCATAATACCAAAAGTTGTAGCAGATTCTGACGATTCAATGTAGTCATTAATCTTAACCATGTCAGACTGCGACAGTCGTTCTGCAATGTCGTTTGGGTAATTTGGAGTAACAATCATCGATTCTACATAATAAAGAATCTCATCAAGAGATTTTTTTTCACTACTTAGAAACGGTTTTTGATACTTTGACTCCCATTTTGACACTGATAGAAGAGAATGCTCTAGCTCTAATTCAACGTCGCCAATTCCTTCGACAAAGGTCTCGGTGGCTTCGTCGTATAACTCTGTTCCAGCAATAGTGAGCGTAAGCATGTTTCACCTCTTGTTTAACCGACTTACGGGAAGAGAGCGATGACTTCGTCCGGAGTCGGAAGCTTAGCCGCAACCAGAGCGGTGCCATAAAGCAACGCCTCAAGGTCTGCAAGGGCGTCAGTGTCGACAGCGGTCGAGTCGATCGTGATGAGAGCCGTGGGCTTGTGGCCCGTGACAGGCACCGGAGTGGTCGAGATCGTCCAACTGAACGTAATCGCCTCGGGGGAGTCGTTGATGCTGTTGTAAGCACGCTCCGACGGGGCTGCGTTGCAACCATACAGAAGGTGAAGCTTGTAGCCGTACTCATCGCCCTCGACGTCATTACCAAGACGAGTGCGGTAAGAAAGACCAAAGATCTTACGCGGCTGCTGGCCGATCGTAACACCAGGAGTAGGAACAACAAGACCGTCGAACTGAGCAAACTCGTCCGGGAAGGTGTACGCCTCAAGCGTTGCACCAAAGTCCTCGGCCGAGATCAGGTTCAGGTACTTGATGTTATCGGCGTACTTGGCGTTAGCCTCAGCACCCGAAGGGCTCTCCGTGACGGCCGTAAGACCGTTCCATGCGACGCCGCTGGCGTAAACGCCCTCGGTGTTGGGGATGTAAAGAACGCCGTGATCCACACCAGTTTCATAGGTGCGATCGCCGACTTCATCCCAAACGAGCTGTACCATTGTTCCTCCTAAAAGAAGAGTCTGAAAACGTCGTGATTCAGGTTATCGGCAGTGTATGACCGTTCGAAACTTGAACGAGGTAGCTGAGAAACTTTATCGGGAACCTCGCTATCTGGGTTTCGATCAATGACCGTCACCTGATATCGCTTTACCCGAGAATATGGCATATCGTCGGCGAACCGCTTAACTTCGTAGTCCCTACGATAGACAATACATGGGTATTCCATCTGTACCGATGGCGGAGGCTGAAAATATACGTGATCGCTTCCGAGCAATTCCTTCAAAATATCATGAAGCTCAAGCCGTTGGCCCATTGTAAACACCCCCAAGGTTTAGAATTAGGCGAGGGCTCTTGGCTTCCACTTCTGTGACAAGCCAAAGAACCCCCGCCCACTTCACATATCGAATATTAAAGAAGTGTTCCCGAGCATAGGCGTCAGCGACAATACTTATAGAATTATTGACAGTAATATTGTCGTTGACGCTAACGCCCTCTCGAAGCATTCTCGAGTTTCGAATTACGTCACCGAAATATGTAAACTCGGTGATCACATCTTCCCACACACCAGAGCCAGATGGTTCTTCAATGGATTCGCCGAAACCGACTTCTCCACAGAATCGAGTCATCTTAGCTCCTTAAATATGGACTACTACGCCGACATGGTGAAGGTCCAAGAGGTGCCCTCACTCGTGGTCAGGAAGTAGCTGGTGGTCGAAGCCACGGCCACGACGGTCAGGCTCTCGCCAGCGTCGAGGGTGATCGAGGAGTCGCTGATGTCCGCGTCCGTGTCCGCGTTCTTGTAGGTGACGCCAGTGACATCCGGAACCGTCACAACACCAGTGGTGTCGTTGAAGGTCGGAGCAGTAGCGGTAACCTGAACGGCGGTGGAAAGCGTCGTGTGAACGACCATAGCGGCCTTCGGGCGAACAAGCGCGCCCGACACACGGGTCTCCATCAGGTACTTGTACTGGTTGTAGTCGATGTCGAAGTCGTCGAACATCGAGACCTGACCGCCCTTGTCGGCGCCGATGTTGTAGTCGGCCATGTTGACAAGAATACAGGCAATGTCAGCCTCAGTGTTGAGAACCTCAACCGGCACGACTTCCTTCACACGAAGCTCAGCAGCAAGCTGGTCGAGCGACGTGTAAATACGACGGCCAAGGGTGTCCTTGAGGAGCATGAAACGAGCAATCATCGTCTCCGTCGTGTACATGGACGGCAGACCACTACCACGCATGTACTGACGGTTCAGAACGATCGCGTCGATGATCTCCTGGACCGAGGAGTCGGTGTCGTCGATGTTGACGTGGACCTTGACCGTGTAGAAGTCATCGTCCTTGGCGATCGGACGGATGTTCTCCTCGTTGATCTTGTCCTCGTCGCCGGGCTCACGACCATCGCCAACCAGGATCGCACGAGCGAGTTCCTCGTCGAGCATGATCCGCATCTCACCCTTCATCCACACCACGACGTCGAAGTCGGTGATGTCGATGATGTCATCGCGGTCAAGCTTCTGCTTCTTGTAGATGGTCTGCGGGACGGTCACTCGCTTCGAAACCTTGAAGAACTCTTCCTTCTTCAGGGTCCCCTTGATGTAACCCTTCGCACGAGCTTCCTCGAACGTCAGATCAGCAGTAGCGGTCTTGATGCGAGCGAACGGGCTCTTACGAGCACCGTCGAGCACATTGTTGACCCACTCCATGCGACGAGCAAAGAACTCGGGCGACGAAGTGAGCTGAGTGGCCTCCGGGAAGAGGATCTCGATGTTCTCGATGCCGTGCGCCAGAGCGTAACTCATGACGGACTCACGAAGAGAACCCGTCTTAGTGGCGTCAGCGACGATACCCTTCACGTCCTCGTGCGAAAGAACGGGACCTGCGATCTCGTCCTTTTCGAACACGTTGCGGCTACCGGTCATGTCACTACCTTCCTCATTGTTGAAGTCGTTGATGTCACTTTGCTGAAGGTTCCCGCCCTGGTCAGTCGAAGCAAGCGCCTCGCCGACGAGGTAGTGAAGAACCGTCTGCTGGTCCTCATCCATGGAATCAATGATGTCCTGGATGGTGGGGTCAGCACCGTTGCCGCTATTGTCGGCGTGCACGGCGTCGTCAATTTCAGTTTCTTCGTTAAAATCATCGTGCTGAATATCGACTTCGTCGAGTTCCAGTCCGGTGTAAATAACAGCTTCCTCATCGAGAAGTTCCACGTCGCCATCGGAGTGGCGAATCGAGACATTTTCGATGACGGCGCCAGGGTTAGCGCCAGCCAGAACAAGGCTGACCTCACGGATCACGCCGTGAATGACCTTGCTCGACCGCTCGATGAGCTGGTTGGCCCAAATCGAGAGGGAATTGATGTCCTTGTGCTGGACGAGGCCCTTGGCGTGCTGCGCCTTAGGCGAATCATTGAAGAAGGCGTAAGTGTAAACGCCATCCGGTCGATTCTCCAGAATTGCGTGCCCAAGAACATTCTCGGGATCGGTGTGTCCGTGCTGCCAAACCAGCGGGACCTGCATTTGGTCCTGATGCTGGAAAGCATTTGGCATGATGGTACGACCGTCGGTGCACTTAAGCCCCGCTTTAGTC